CCCGCACATAGGGGAATTCGGTCCTGCGTATATTTGCGGGTTTTGGGAAAGGATAGAAGAAAGCATGGTGCTCCCAGAACGCGGGAGGCCAGCCATAAATGAGTATGTTGTCATGGGTGTATTGTAACCGCCTCGATGGAGGATTTTTGGCCCTGTCACTGGATAAATTGTTGCGAGGCCAATAACAGCCCGCAAACCCTTGTAACATAAGGCTTATATCCGTATACATTTAACCTTAAGGTTGTATGATAAGGTTTGTACAATAAACAACCAAACCGTTACGAGATCAGGGTTCTATGGTAAAGAAAAAAAGAGAAACTGCGCTACTCTACGCACGCGTATCCACGCAAGTTCAAGCCGCAGATGGCATGTCGCTTGGTGCGCAAGAGCGTGATCTTCGTCGAGCGGCCACAGGCGCTGGCTTTATGAATGTAGAGCTCTTGCGAGAAGAGGGCCGATCTGGGAAGTCAATAAAAGGACGCCCGGTGCTTCGCGACGCCCTCACTCGTCTTGACAAAGGAGACGCTACGGCGCTGTTTGTAACGCGGATAGATCGCCTAGCACGGTCGACAACTGATTTTCTAAGTATCGTTGATAGAGCCCATAGAAACAACTGGCGCATCGTGATGCTCGATCTTAACTTAGACACAGCAACTTACCAAGGGCGATTCGTAGTCACAATCATGTCGGCACTGGCCGAAATGGAGAGGTCAATCATTGCCGAGCGCCAAAAAGACGTCCACCGCGACCGCCGTGAAAAGGGGCTTAAGTGGGGCGTGGATTTGGGCCCCAAACCACAGCACACATCTGGTGATGTATTCACAGACATCATTGAGTACCGTGATAAAGGAATGTCATTCGCGCTAATTGCGCAGAAACTAAACAAAGACGGCGCAAAAACGTCACGCAATAGAAAATGGCACGCGACATCAATAAAGAACATCGTAGACAGGCATATTAAAAAACTTGAAAATAGCGTAGTTATAGCAGTACCGCTAAAACCCGAATTTCCCGGCGCTGGTATTGTAGAATAATACGATGAGGTCGAATCAGTACTTAAATGTGAGTGATGAGGTTAGGTCTGTTGTTGAGCCTCTGTTTGCAATAGGGACTGCATATGAGCGAGTGCACGCGGCGCGATTGGCACGCACGGTTGAGTTGCTAGTTCAGATGAAGCCCGCCGGTCGTCTGCTAGAGCTCGGGACAAATGGCGTAGTTCCACTGGCGCTAAAAGAACTCTGCCCGGATCTTGAGGTTGTTGTCACACACTTCGACACGTCAAGACCAGTCGATGGCGAAATGAAGCACGGCATCGGCGGTAGAAAACTTATGTTGCGCACAATCTGTGTTGACCTTGAGAGTGATGTAATACCGGTTGATGACGGCTATTTCGATGCTGTTCTCTGTGGTGAGGTTGTTGAGCATATGGAAATTGATCCAATCTTTATGCTATCTGAAGTAAATCGTGTGACACGGTCTGGTGGGCGGCTGCTCGTGACAACACCAAATGTGTTGAGCTCGCGGGGTCTTGCTAAAATCATTAGCGGAATTGAGCCATACTTCTATATGCAATACCATCGCAGCCGCGAATACTACCGCCACAACTATGAGTACACTGTGCCGTCACTTACGAAGCTACTTAAAGCAGCAGGCTACGATCCTACGGTGTGGACTGAAGATCTATTTGAAGACGGAATTCCGGCGGCTGTAGATCAGATGAAACTGGCGGGGGTTGATGTGACTCATGTCGGTGACAACATACTCGCGGAGTGCATAAAAGCTTCTGGTGTAATAGACAGGCACCCTGTCGGCATCTATGTTTAGTGACCTCGGCGGGCGGACGCACCCGCTACGTCGTCTTGTCGACAAAGATGACAAGAACTGGTCAGCGCTCAACCCGTCGATTGCTGTTGACGATAAAGGAAAATATTGTGTCGTAATACGCTCATCCAACTACATTATTTCTGGGCACGGCGAACTACTAGTTACAACAGGCGGAGTAATTAAAAATCGCGTCTGGTTCGCAGAGCTTACTGACGACAGCGGCAGCCTGCACATAGACGACAGCACTCTGCGCCGGATCAAATTTTCCGCGGCGGCTATTGATGTAAAAGTCGCACGAGGAGTCGAAGACCCTAAGCTTATGTTTAGGGATGGTTGGATGTTTATGGCTGTCGCGCTTGAGCGTGACATTCCAGTTGCGCGTAACTGTGTCTGCTACATGGACAAAGAAGCGACCATTGTAAATAAAATTGACATTTTACCCGGCATCGAAACACGGAAACCAGAGAAGAATTGGATGACGTGCGCGAAGCAGCCTGCAAACTTTGATTACATCTACGACGGCAACGGCGTAGTGATCGGTGACAGAGTTGTTCACCGCCTACGCAACAATGCACACTTGAATCGTCTACGCGGGAACGGGCAACTGCTCGAATACAAGAATGGGACGTATATCGGGATGATGCACTCGCTAAAAGTATCACAACACACAAGGCTCTCGCATTTGACTGGAGGCGTTATTGAATACGTGCACAGAAGGTATATGCACCATTTTGTGCGTTTCGATGAAAACGGGTGGATTATAGAGATCAGCGCAGGGTTTTACTTTGAAGGCACAGGAATAGAATTCGCAAACGGTATAGTCGAACGCGGAGACGAGTATGTGATTGCGTTCGGGAAAGATGATGTCTCGTCACATCTCGCGTACATCAAGAAGGCTGTGGTTGAGAGGCTGCTTCGGAAAGTGTGAATTTCCCGGCGCGGCTATTGATGAAGAGTGAGACGAAGACGACAATTTTGATGTAGGTTGAGATTGGTTTGTGTTGAGGTGATAGGTTGTTGATGTGCCTGAAGGTCATACAATCAAACACTTAGCGACAGTGCTCAGCTATGGGTTTGTTGGGACAACTGCTAGTGCTAGCAGCCCGCAAGGGCGCTTCGCAGAAGGTGCCACACGAATAGATGGCCGCGAAGTCACAGACGTCACCTGTAAGGGAAAACATTTGTTTCTGCATTTCGATGATGACATCGTGCATATACACCTTGGGTTGTATGGTTGGATACACAATAAGATCCACATGAATCAGCCGTACGCCGCGACAACACGATTGAGACTTATAAATGATCTCTACTCGTCAGATGTTGTTGGACCGGCCGTGTGCGAAATCTTTACTCCAGAACAATACGCTGCAAAACTACGGAGTCTGGGCGAAGATCCACTTAGAGACGATGCAGATCCAGAAGCTGCTTGGTTGAAGATTAAGAAAAGCAAAAAAGAGATTGGCGTGTTGCTAATGGACCAATCGATCATTGCTGGCATCGGTAACATTTACCGCGCTGAGCTATTGTTCTTAGCGAATCAGTCGCCGTTTATCCTTGGTAAGTACATGGAAAAAGAGCGCTTTTATTGCATATGGGAACACGCTGTGCGATTGTTTGCACTTGGCGCAGAGGACGGGTGTGTTCGTACGGTAGCAAAAGAACATTTGTATGAAGAAGAGCTCGGCGAAGGAAAATATAATCAAAGTAGCTATGTGTACAAGCGAGCGAGTATTGGTTGTCGTGTATGCCATCACACAACATGTTCTCAAAAAATGGCCGGTCGAACGCTCTACTTTTGCCCGTGGTGTCAGGTATAACCGTGGGTATAACAGCTGATGTAGACGAAGTTATATTTTTGCACGAATATGGTGACCACGACAAGTTTGCGCACTACGCAGAGAAGAATGCGATTACAAGAGCATTCGTTACGGGGAAGCCAATCATTGCTATGTGCGGGAAGGTCTGGATCCCTACTCGTGCACCAGATGGATTCCCAACGTGCTCAAAATGCAAGGAAATGTACGATCAATTGTTATGGTTCGGGCGTGGCCTGATAGAGTGACATATTCTAGTTTAATCGTCTGAAAGGACACCGTGCCGTCAATTTTTTCATTCCGCATTACAGACGACTACGTAGCTCAATACCGCAGCAGAAAAGCGCCATTTGGCTACACTGACGCTGCTGGAAACTCAGTTGGTGAGATCACGTTTCTTCGCACGTACTCGAGACTCAAAGATGACAGGACAAAAGAAACTTGGTCTGATGTTTGTGAGCGAGTCATTAATGGGATGTACTCGATACAGAAAGACCACTGTAAAAGCCAGCGCCTACCGTGGAACGACGCTAAGGCACAAGCCAGCGCAAAGGAAGCATTCGATCGGTTATTTAACCTTAAGTGGACACCACCAGGCCGTGGCCTATGGGTAATGGGGACACCTCTTGTAAACGTCCAACGCAACTCTGCGGCTTTACAGAATTGTGCATTTGTATCAACGAACGAGATGACAAAAATCAACCCCGCACGGCCGTTTGCGTTCCTTATGGAGGCGTCAATGCTTGGTGTTGGTGTTGGGTTTGATAACAAAGGTGCAGACAAAGACTTCACCATTTACACTCCTTTAGCGGCCAGCGTTGACTACATGATCCCCGACACGCGGGAAGGTTGGGTTGAGTCGGTATCAATGCTAATCAACTCGTTCCTACGGGCTGAACAACCGATGTCTTGGTTTGATTACTCATTGATCCGTAAAGCCGGTGAACCGATTTCATCGTTTGGTGGAACTGCTGCAGGTCCAGAACCACTACGGCTGTTGCACAAGTACATCACACAGCTATTCGCGGGTCGAGACGGAGAAAAACTTACACGTCGAGATATTGCGGACATAGGCAACTTGATTGGTGTTTGTGTGGTGTCTGGCAATGTACGCCGCTCCGCGGAACTATTGATTGGCCAGATTGACGACGACGAATTCTTGAACCTTAAAAACGCTGAGCGGTACCCTGAGCGAAATTCATACGACCCTGCTTCACCCGGGTGGGGTTGGATGTCAAACAATTCTGTTGAGACAACTGTTGGTGCCGATCTGTCTCCTGTCATTGACGGGATCGCCCGCAATGGGGAGCCCGGTGTTCTTTGGATGGACGTATCGCGCAAGTATGGTCGCTTAGCAGATCCAGAGAACAACAAAGACTGGCGCGTTGCTGGGTACAATCCTTGCGCTGAGCAAAGCCTTGAGTCGTATGAGTGTTGCACGCTCGTTGAAACATACCTTGGTCGCCACGACTCGTTGAGTGACTATTTACGAACACTGAAGTTCGCGTATCTATACGCTAAAAGCGTGACGCTATTGCCAACGCACTGGGAAGAGACAAATGCAATTATGCAACGCAACCGGAGGATCGGAACGTCGATGTCTGGTGTTGCGGACTTCACAGACGGAAACGGGCTGCCAGTACTCCGTGAATGGATGAACGCCGGGTACGCAACGTTGAAGAAGTATGACAACATCTATTCTGAATGGTTAGGTGTTAGAGAATCAATCAAGATTACTACGGTTAAACCGTCTGGCACAGTATCGATACTTGCCGGTGAGTCGCCAGGAGTTCACTGGACACCAGGTGGAAAGTACTTCAATCGCGCAATTCGTTTCGCAAACACAGACCCGATGCTCCCGCTATTTAAGAAGGCGAAGTACCGCACTGAACCGGCGTCAGAATCTCCTAGTACTACATCAGTTGTGTTCTTTCCAATTAAGTCAAATGCGGCACGGGCTGAGAAAGATGTGACTATATTTGAAAAGATGTCGCTTGCTGCAACTGCACAGCGTTACTGGTCTGATAACTCCGTTTCAGTGACTATTTCGTTTGATCCTGAGACAGAGGCGCAGCATGTTGGAACAGTGCTGCACATGTATGACGGGCAGCTTAAGACGGTGTCGTTTTTGCCGAGTGGAAATAAGACGTATCCTCAGATGCCGTACACTCAGATCAGCGAAGAAATGTATAATCTCGCGCGCGCTTCATTGCGTCCAATTGATTTCTCTAGAGTGTACGCAGGAATGGCGGTTGATGCTGTTGGGGAAGCGTTTTGCTCGACAGACTCGTGTGAAATTGCGTTTATTACAGAAAATACGAAATAGCTTTTCGTAGGCCAGGCGCATTGCGTGCTGAGCGTGTTAGGTTATGGTCATGAACACTGATGATCTACGACAAAATGCTGGTTGGTTCGAGTTGGCCGAGTGCCGCGGGGCAAATGCCCCATTTTTCGGGCTATTATTTGAGAAGCCCCAGCAGAGGAAGCGGCGTGAGAAGACGGCAAAGGCTATATGTGGCACTTGTCCAGTTAGAGTTCAATGTAAAGCGTATGGCCGCCACTACCGAGAGCACGGGGTTTGGGGAGGCGAAACTGAAGATGAAAGATTCGCGGCAGGGTTTCTAACTGATGTCACACTCGAGCGCCGTCAACGAGCGAGGAACCAGCGTGAACGGATTAAAATTAAAGCTCTCTCTGAAGAGTCTATTTCTCGTTAGATATATTGATGACTACGCCCCGCTTAAGCTTATCTATTTCGCGCTGTAGTTTGCGGATATCCGGTCGGATAAACCAGATGCAATGGACATGGCCAGCAGCGAACGCGAGAACAGCAACAAGTAAGTATAACATAATGTGACTATATATCACTTTGTTAGCTTGTTAGTAGCTTAAGCAGATCATTTCGGCAACTAGTAAGTCCAGAGTTATAGCCTTCGCGATACCTGCTGAAATCGGTGCCAATGCGCGAGGTTGTATAAAATGTTTCGGCAAGTTCTTTCACCCGTTCGAGCAACGCTTGTAGCCGTTCTATTTCGGCGTGTGCAAATTGAAGTTGTGTCACCGCTGGTTCACTCATTGCTGTCTACTCCCTTCGGTCGTTCGCCTACTTGTAGGCGGGCAACGATTAGTTGCAGCCGCTCTATTTCGTCTTGTTTGTCGTGGTACGACCCCACCAAACTTTCGTATTGCCCATGCAAATGTTCGATATGCCCGTGAGCCATCGCCAACTCTTGGACTAGTAAATCGACATCAACTGCTTCGGTCTGTGACGCGATGCGACGTGCCTGTAATTTTGATTCAATCATTGCTGTCTCCTTTGTCGTTGATGTTGCTAGTGTCTTTACTTGTCGAGTGCTCGCTTAAGGTGTCGCTGGATCCCGTAATAGAGCGGGAACGAGTTCTTGATGCCGAGGCCAGTTGCGATAGCTGCCAGCGATATGTGATTGTTGTAGTACTCGTGCGCGAGTTGCGCGTGGTACTGCCTAGAGGGCCCTAGTTTTGCAGATTTGACACGTTCCACAGCGAGATGTACTTCCAGTGGTGTAGCTCTGCTCCGTGCACTAGAATTGCTAATGGGAGGGCCATCGGCCATTGCAACGCGACGGGCAATGCCGGAATATGAAACTTTCAATGCTTTGCCTAGCCTCACGAGGCTGCCACCAGTTTTGTGGTACTCTACTAAGATCTGAGTGTACTCACGACTAGCGTTATGCGCCGGTGTAATTTGATTTTTCCGGCCGTATGCTTTTTGTGCCAGCGAGACTAGAGGCGCGAGCTTTTCTACGTATTGTGCAATAAGTCTAGCTTCATCTTCAATTGTTGTGGTGATCATGTATCCCTTAGTAGTTGTTGTATGTTGCTGGTTTATTATATACCAGTGCGCGTGCAGAAACGTCGCCGTACTCGAAAGATCGCACCTATCTATTATAGAGATACTGCGCGTACAGAGTATCTATTTGTGATTAGTAGCGCTATAATGATGCTATGTTAATCTTTTTACTACTCTCAAGTGCTGCGATTGCGGCGACACACACACTACTTCTAAAATCTGTTGACGGCTATGACAACACACACTCACGCAATAGCTTTATTGACTTTGAGGCTGAGCGCATAAGCGCTCGATAGTTTTAGCGTCTAGTTGCTGCTCGAGCTTGTTGTTATTAGCGAGCGCATATCCAGAAGTAGATTCTCAAACTCACTCGACGGGACCAGGCTACGAGACGACGTAGTGATAAGCGCTTTATCGATGAGCGTGAGTAGGTCTTCATAGTTCTCCTCGAGAGTGATCATGCGCTATTCCTCTTTCGTTTGTCATTGTGTTTGTTGTTACACCTTGAATTAAATTATATCACTTATTGCTGCTTAGTAAAGCGTCGAGCCCGTCTATCAGATCCGCTGCTTGAGATAGCAACTCCGGCAGGACTATTACTTGAACCTTTTCTGATGCCATTATGTCTACTAGGATTCTGAGAAATTCAGCGAATTCCGCGGGTGTGTCTATGTCTGTAATATCTTGTGCCATGTAGCTATTCTATCATGCAAAAGTGTATCCACCACAATCGACGAGGAAGGCCGCAAAACAACGAATGTCGTCGGGTTCAAGATCAGTTGTCGCGTTAGGTGGTGTTTGTTCCCAGCCGGTATTGTTGCATATTCGGCAATCAGCGAGGGTCGAGCCCGCGGAGTCGACCCAGGCTGTTTTGTCTGTGATTGTTATAGTGGGGGTGAGTGACGGGTTGATTGTTGTGGTGCCACCCGTTGTGTAGACTTTGTGAAACAGATCTGTGGGAAAGGTGGAAGCCGATGTCCACATGATTGGTGTGGTTGTGGTAGTACCGCCGGTGCCAACACCACCTGTGCCGCCAGTGAATACTACGCCGCTGCCGCCGCCACCCGCGGCGCCAGCACCAGATACAGACGCTCCGCCGCCGCTGCCACCTCCAGTGCCTATAAACACGTCCCCATTTGCCAGATACTTGCTGTCACTGTCGCTGATACGCCCGCATGTGCATCGTTGTTTTGGCCTAGGTGTTATAGACATTTTGTACTTTTTATGTAGCGTGTGACAGCGTCATCCGCAACATCGTCATAAAGAGCGAGGCCAAGAGCGTAGGTGATATTTTTGCTGAACCCGTGTGGGTAGTTGTGTGAATCTGTTGGCAGCGGAGGGAAGCCGTCGTGCCTAGTAGCAACATACAAATCGATAACAATCATTTTTTCGCGTGTGCACTGGAGCTTTTTGCCGGCGTCACTAGACGGATCTTTACCAGTCAATGTAATCATTTTGTTATTAGTCTACGAGTTCGTGATCGCGAGGTAGTTTATTGTGGGGGAGACGTTTACTAATAGAGCGCGCCCATTTGTCGCCGGGGGCGGTGCGGTAGTCTGACTGCTTGGGTGATGAGACGCCGCGCACGCACCGCGCCTGATACTGCGCCTCGTTCCACATCAGCGTTGCGATACCACGGCGGTGGTAGCGTGGTTCAACATCAATGGCCACTATTTTTCCTGACCGTGCCGCCCAGTGTAGTGAACCTATTCGAACGTTGCGCGTGCTGTAAATCGTAATTACGTTGTACGCTTGATGTATGCCGCCGCCTCTGGTAAACTCTATTTTCACGACCGGGCACTTTTTTGATGTTGCTGTGTATAGCGACCTGTACGAAGCGTAGTTTGCTTTGTACTTTAGTTTTTTCTTTGTCATTGTGTTTCCTTTTGTCATGTATTCGTGGCGGAAGCCAGATTCGAACTGACGACCTTCACCTTATGAGGGTGACGGGCTGACCACTGCCCTATTCCGCTATGTGAAGTACTATTATAACACTCTATTAGGGTGGGATCTTGATCTACATTATTGTGCTATTGCCGAGTCCCGGAATCGACCCGGGATCTGCGCTTACTGTCGGCGCGCTCTACTAATTGAGCTAACCCGGCGAGAAACACTACATCATCGTGTAGATGTGGAATCCCAGTCGGCCGCCTGCATATCCACATTTTCCCTTGCGTGGGAGTGTGGCGAATTTAGCAGGAAACCAATCGGCGACTGAGACTCCTGTTCAAATGTGGCACGCAAGTCACACTGAATTACTAATAACTATACCATGAATGCTGCGCTAAAGTTGGGTTATTGCTGTACTTCTTTTCCTGCGCGTCGTTCATCTCTACGCATCTTCAAGTGATTCGCGCTTTGAGCCCGTGATAGGGTTCGAACCTACTAAATTCACGTTACAAATGTGACGCTAGTCCCAACCAGCTCCACGGGCATATACTTTCGTCGGGGTGGGCGGGCTCGAACCACCGGCCTTCTGGTCCCAAACCAGACACGCTACCAACTGCGCTACACTCCGTACTGATTACTGTATCATGAAGTGGGTTGGGGTGGCATTCGATTTCTGTTGTCACTGTTGCTCCTGTGTTTTCGTAGTAAGTGCCAGGGTTCCCGGCATTGCACCTGGAACGCTCCGCAGTAAAATTGCGGGCTCTTCTTTTGAGCTAACCCTGGCGAGTTGATTATACGCTGTGTGATGGGCCAACTACGCGGCTCGCTGCAAAAAATGTCTGTAGCGTCTCTTGGTATTTCGTCGTATTGTCTTCTGCGTCTGGTTCAAATATCTGGGTCCACGTTGCGTTGTCACCATACCTCCGACGTATAATCGCTGAATGGAACTATTTTATTTCGTCTGGGGACTGGTTACTTTTTTGTTTAGCGCCGTGTGGTTGTTGTGGGCGTTTGTGACGACGGCTACGGTACTCTGGACGACGTTGATGGGGCTGTGTATACTAGTGCCGTGCGGGCTAGTGTGGGTGAGCTCAAGGCCACGGTACAGACAGCAGAGCTAAGGCAAAAAGCCAGGCGCGGTTATTGTTGAATGATGAGATGACGAAGACATCGATGGGATTAAGGTTGAGGTTGATGGGAAGGGGAGCGACCATGTCTGCCCGGTTGAGTAAGTATTATGCCACAGTTGGGGCTTAAGTGTCAAAACTATACCTGTTTAGGTATTGTATTGGCACTGGAAGTACACTCTTGATACGCTATTGGCGCACGATATAATCGATAGGTGAAACGCTACAACTGGTACACGAGCGATCAGCATTACGGCCACGCTAACATCATCGAGTTTTGTGGGCGTCCGCAGAAGGATGTCTCAGACATGAACGAAGACATGGTCTATCGTTACAACAGTGTTGTCAAACCAGAGGACACTGTGATGTTGCTAGGCGACTTATGTATGGGGAAACTCGCAGACAGTCTCAGATACGTCGAGAAACTGAACGGGGTGAAAACACTTCTTTGTGGAAATCACGACAAGATGTTTGGGACTGCACCCGGGAGTGACAAACGTAAAAGATGTGAGGCGCCATATTTTGATGCCGGCATCTCTGAGATTCTTTATGGCCAAGTCACTACGACGATTGACAGATGGGCTGTTACACTCTGCCACTTCCCTCGTGTTGGTGACACGACGTTTAAAGATCGCTATAGTGAGCACAGGCCGAAGCGAGGCGGAATATTGCTGCACGGGCACACACACGGCCGGTGGAGGACGAAAGAGGAGATGATAGACGTTGGATGCGACAGCTGGGGCGGCTACCCTGTGGGGGAAGACGCACTGGCTGATGTCATCAATGGTGGTCACTGGTTCTTAGAACGGTTAGCGTGGACTCCGTACGACAACGAGGGAGAGCAGTAATGCGTGTTCGGGCTGATCAAAATATGTGCGCTGGTACAGAAGGAGCAAACAATGTCCAATAAACCGGCGAAGCGAAACGTATCAAACACTGATAAAACTGTTGTTGTTGACAATGGAAAATGCGTTCAATATATAAGCTTAAGTAAAACATCTGGATTTACGTGCCCTATGTGTAAATCGTCAACGCGGCGCGGAATTATTAGAGAATATAAAACGGAACTCTATTGTTCTGTTGGGTGTGTTGGTGCCGTCAGAAGACAAGAGGCGGCGGCAATAGCGGACGCGAGCACGGTGTTGCTGTGAAAGTTTGGATTGATGCTGATCTCTGTACTGGGGATGGAATATGTGCTGAGATTTGCCCAGAAGTTTTTGTGATGATGTCAGACGGCCTTGCCTACGTCCAAGAGCCGGGGAAGATCTACGCTAACATGGTTGGCAATCCGGAAGGAGCCGCCGGAATGGCGAATATTCCAGAGGCCCTCTTAGATGCTGTCATTGAGTCTGCTGAAGTTTGCCCCGGAGAGTGCATTTTTATCGAGCCGTAAACAAAAGCGCCCGGGGCCTCACTAAGCGGAGGACCACCGAACGCTTGAGTCGCGTAGCCGAAGCACCGCGAGGGGTATGCCGTAATCATATCACTATGAAATGGAATTGGTGAACGCCCCGGACCCGATTGCTCCACGTCTGGAACGCGAGTAGCTCCGGGGCGAACAACCCACGCTGCGGCGAAGCAAAGCACCGCTCAGATCAACCCAGAAATTTCAACTGGGGTTCAATACAAATATAACAGGTGTTCGAGTAGGCAGACTAGCATTTGCTTCACTTATTTTCGCCAGTCTGCGGCTCTTCTGCTACGCTGCGGACAGATGTGTGATTCGTGCGTGGATATAACGACGTAAACCGGATCAGTGAAGCTGGTGCTCGTAGTCATTGTCGTAGTTACAGTGCTTGTCGGGAGACGCTCGTGAATACTCATACGTATTATCGTATCGGGTCTGAGCTATTGACCGCTGTCTTCGTAGGGGTTGATACCTTCCTCAAAGAGATGCGTCTCTAGCAATTCGAGGATACCGCCAAGGAAAACTTGAATAGTCGACCAAGCTGCCGTGTCACCGGACAACGCAGATTTATACGCGAGGCACATCTGTATGGCGACCTCATCGGAAGCGTGAAGCTCTAGCGTAACGCCGCCCTGCTCTCTGGCAGCTGTCACTATGCTTTCAGCATTGATCTGATCAGCCTCGGCTTCTGGCATAAGCTCGTAGATCCAGTTATCGTCTTCCACTAGTATTCGTTGCCGTCTGCGTCTAAATCTACGTCTTCACTCTCGTTTTCTTCTTCGTCTTGCCAAGCGACATAGCGACCAACGCTAGTGACGTATTGCGCGGCGTCAATCAGATCTTCTACTGCTATCAACAAGTCACCGCGTTCTTCTACGTTTTCTGGATCTTCAAGTTCTTCGACGATGCTGTT